CTAATGAATACTGCACCTCAAGCACGTAACACCTTTAATCAATTGTTCACTACTTACATTAACAAGCGTATTGTAGCAGGTGATCTATCAAATCTACTAAACGGTTTCCTAGAATACGTGGAGACAAGACCTATGACTGATAAGATGCGAGCCAAGATCGCAGAGCATCTTGAGAATAACAAAGAGGGCTTAGTAGGAGCGTTCAAGATTTGGGTCGCTATCTATAATCTTAAGATGGACGTGGTAAAACAACTTGATAGAGCCGCAGAGACAAGCCCTGTAAAGGGCTATCTGCAAGACGGTACACAAACTCAAGAAGGTTTCGTTGCACAGGGTCTAAAATTCGTTGATCGCATGGGATTTAGTCGCCAAAATCTTGCAGGAAGATAAGCCAAAACCAAGTTTTTTTCGCAGAGGCATAAATACATTTAGAGACCTTGAGTCTCATTACACATAAAGGAAAACGAAAATGGCACAATTTACAAGAGTTAATGGTGATCTTAAGCCAGTTACATGGTTAGACAGCCCTTCATACACAAACACTGGCGTTAACACTGCTACTTCAGCAGCCACAGTTCAGCCCCAGGGTCCAAAGTTAGACTTCTTCACTGCAACTGCAAACGGTGCGTTGACAACTACTCAGTTGGCAGCAGGCATCCAAGCAATTCAGCAGTTGGCAACTATCTACATCTATGAGTACACAGATACATCTAATGACACATTAGCATTCGCTGTATACCCAACAGGTGCATGGACAACAGCCGCTCTAGTTACTGCTCTTGAAGCAGATCCAGGTCCCGCATGGGCTAACGCTGTAACTGTTACAGCAACAGCAACATTCACAAACTAATCTTAGTTTGAGTTAAAAATAGAGAACCCGGGATTTATTCCCGGGTTTTTTATTGGCATTAAATAGTAACATCATGCATCGCATTCGTTGTTACACTCTTTTTGATATTACGCAGACCGGCGTACTTAACAGGTCTAAACCCCAAAGCGATGATGTGGCTAATTGGCTATTACGCCGCAATACACAATGTAATTTTGATACATTACTTCAAGTAATATCATTACGTTCACAACCTGAAATTATTAAAGTTCCCCATAGTATAGACTTAACAGAAGAAGTAATATCAAAGTTTGGTTTTTTATATACTTTCAACCCTGACAATATACAGACTTGCTGGAGATTTGAATTTGAAGTGCAACATTCAAGTGTATTTGAAGATGGAATAGAATCATTTGGCGCTTTATATAAAGATTGTCAAGGAGTTCCTATGATATTGTTAGATAATCAAAATGACAATATTCCTAAATTTTTAAACACATCGCCTGAACTACGTAACGTTTATTTTGAGGTAATTTAATGGATATCAACAAACTTGAAAAATTTTTCACCAAGGAGTTAACATCTGAATTAAAAGATGTTATGATTATCAATGACGGTGGTAATAACTATGAGTTGTTTGGTAAATACTTTGTATCACCTACACCTTCGGGATATTTCAAAGTAAGTATCAAAACTGCATATGAAGTACACGAATTTGCTAATGTTCGTAATGCAGTTACTTGGTGTATTTTCGATAATGCTAAAAAGTATAGCGAAGCCAATAGAATTAAAGATTTAGATTTAAGACTATGTAGCATGGAAGTTGATTTGGCTATCCATAAAAAAATGGCTAAAAACGCAAAAGACCCGAGCAATAAATGGATATACCTCATCAAATTGCAAGAAGATAATCTTAAGAAAAAGATGATGTTAAACGAGATGAGTTCCTATATAAATACATCTAAGACTATTCAGGCCCAAAAGTTCCGTAAAACAAAAAAGCCCGATTTTAGTCATATGAGATAAATACATAATCAAAACGGAAGATTAACCCTATGAGACTTAATGATTTAGACAACAAAAACTATGCTGCCAAGGCACTTGCCGAAAATTTCGAAATGGATTTCGATGTATCTGCTTTGGATAAAGTAAAGACAAGAGCCATGCTAAGTAAAGTACATGGTCTCATTAAGGAGTCAAGAAGTTCTGCTGAATTTTATAAGAATTCAAACAGTCCTGCTTATTTAAAACTAGTATTCATGGCCGAAGCATTGACACAGCGTTATCAGGAACTAAACAAGATTCCTACACGCATTGTATTAGAGAACGAAGAAGTAGAGAAATCTCAAGTAATTCTTGCCGCTCAGGACATGGTTGACAGTATTCAGAAAATGTATGAAGATGTTAACGACATGCTAGTAAAAGAACTACCTGCCCTGGTCGATTCTATCCAGTCTGAAATCGGTGTTAATGAAAGTGAACAGTTCAACACTCAGGCATCCGAGACTCTTACTACTCTTAATACAACATTACAGCAAGCAAAAACCTCACTACAATCTGCACTCGGCGGATTAACAGGGCAAGGTGGTGCTAGTTTTGGAGCAGACATGGGCGCCGGCTTAGGCGCTGATATGGGAGCACCTGTTCCCGGTGAAGAAGAAGTCGATGTAGATACAGACATTTCAGCAGAGATTCCTGCACCGGCTGCACCTGAAGAAGAACCTGAAGTAGCACCTGGCGCTGGAGTAGGTAGAGCAAAGAGGTAACTAATGCGCCTCTATGAATTTGCCGATGAAAGTTCTTACGTAACTAAAATCGTTGCACTATCAAATCAGTTAAAAAACGACCTAGACAACGGAGATATTCCATTAGATTTCTCCGTTGACAACCTACAAGACTATTTTAGAAAATACGATGTTATCTTAGATCGTGATGATCTGTATAACATGATTACAAAACAACCACTTAAAGATGTTATTAGAAATATCCAAGGTGACAAAGTTGTATTTAAAGGTCAAGATGCTCCAGGCGAAGCACCGCAAGACCAAAATCAAAAAGTTGTCGCACAGATGGCTAAAAACGCACTCAAAAAATAATCCATAATCGTTGACATTCGCAAAAAACTTATCTATACTGTACAGTAAGATAAAATAAATATTTGCATGCTCACAGTAACAGAACCCGCACACGAAAAAATTATAAAGCACTTAACTAAGCGTGGAAAGGGCCTTGGCATACGCATTGGTGTCAAGACCACTGGCTGTTCCGGTTTGGCTTATGTACTTGAATTCGTAGATACTGCTAATGAAGAAGATATCAAGTATGAGCAAGATGGGTATGCAGTTTTTGTTGATCCAAAGTCACATGTATATCTAAATGGAATGACTGTCGATTACAAAAAGAATGGATTGAACGAAGGGTTCGAATTTGGTAATCCTAATGCCAAAGATCATTGCGGCTGTGGCGAAAGTTTCAGAGTATAAATGGCATTAGAAATCTCGCATCTAGTCGTTAACGGGTGTAGTTTTACGTATTGTCAGGGTTTATATGACCCTCCTACAGAAGGCTGGCCAAGATTATTAGCAGATAAATTAGGTGTTCCAGTAGTTAACCTAGCGGCACCTGGATCTAGTAATGATGGCATACATCGCAGAACATACGATTACTTTTATAAAAATTTATCTAACAACTCTAAACCATTCTATATAATGGCAATGTCGCAAAACACAAGAAGAGAAGAGTATGTAATATACCGTGATCACAGAATGTTACAGGATTACACCAATATATCATCTAATGACAGAGAAACACTGTCTAAAGAAATTTTTAAAAATATGGATGACAAGGGCATTGCATTAATGGAATTTCAAAAGTTAATGAAGTGGAGATCACTAATTAACTTATTTGAAGCACATAATGTTCCCTTTGTTACATCTGATTATTTTCCTGATTTTACTGAAGGAACCTTTGTACAAGACTATATTAAAAAGAATTATCTTGCACTTTATATGTCTATTCACACTCATCCAAACACATTAAAGTGTTTCACTCAAATTACTAGACCCTATCCCAAAGCATTAGATAATGGTCATGATGGTAAAGAGGCACAAGTAGTATTAGCAGATTACATCTACAATCAAATTATTAAAAGATATAAAGAAATTAAACCAGTCGATTCAGAATTTTTATCACTGAAAAATTTTAAGACACAAAACTTTCCGCAGTTTGAAGATCAAAATCGATGGTATAGATATGAAATGGGGTTACCAAGAAAATATGGCCTTGACGAATAAATTTAACTACGTAGAATTAAAACGAGAAACGATTGACGGCTCACGCAAGTACGTGACACCTGATGGCTTTAAAGTTCCTAGTGTAACAACAATTCTTGATGCCACTAAGACTGAAGAAAGTAAGAAGGCACTACAAGAGTGGCGCAAGCGTGTTGGACCTGAGAAGGCTCAACAAATTACCACTGAAGCCGCAGGTCGTGGAACACGTATGCACAAGTGGCTTGAGAACTATGTAAAGACAGGAGAAACAGGTGAGCCCGGAAGCAATCCATATAGTATGCAATCACATCAGATGGCGCATTCAATCATATCTAAAGGACTATCCAACTGCACCGAGTTCTGGGGCACGGAAGTATCTTTATATTTTCCTGAAGTTTATGCTGGGACCACAGACTTAGTAGGTGTCCACGGTGGTCAAGAAGCAATTATGGATCACAAGCAAACAAACAAGCCCAAAAAGCGTGAATGGATCGATGATTACTTCATTCAAACTGCGGCTTATGCTACTGCACATAATGAAGTTTGGGGAACAAATATACGCAAAGGCGTAATCTTTATGTGTTCAGCGGCCAATGAATACCAAGAATTTATTATCGAGGGAAATGAATTCGACGGGTATGTTTCCAAATGGTACGATAGATTAGAGCAATATTACTCTAAGTTCATTTAGGATTTAGAAACTTAAAAGCATAAATAAGTGTAATCAATGGGTAAAGATTACACTTATGGCAATCGTACAGATATCTAAAATTCAACAAAGGGCGGGTAATTTAGTTGACCTCCCTCAGTTAGACGAAGCCGAGTTCGGCTGGGCGTCCGACACTAAGCGCCTGTTCATTGGTAAAACTACTCCTAATGAAAATATCGAAGTTTTAACTGGGTATTCTGAGATTAGTTTTAGCCAAATTGACGGCAGCGGCGGCGGAAATTTAAACATTTCTAATGCTCAAACAGGACAAATATTAACTTATGTTGATTCTACCAATACTTGGATTAACTATACAGGTAACATTGAACCATTAGGTAATACTAAAATTCAGTTGGGCCCTGTAGAAAATCTTAAGATTGAGGGCGGAGCCATTGGCTATGTCTTAGAAACAGATGGCTTAGGCAATCTATCATGGACACCTAAATCAACTATTATTGCGTTTATTCAGAACGTAACTAAAGCAAATCCAGGTGTAGTTACTACTACACAAGACAATTTCTTTACTGATGGTGCTGAAATCACTATCACCGATGCCGCAGGTATGACACAGTTAAATGGTCAATCATACTATGCTAACGTTCTTACATCTAATACATTCTCATTATATTCTGATCCTGGATTGACCGTTACCGTCGACACAAGTGGATTCAGTACATATGACTATACCACAGTAACCGCAACTACTGTTGCAACTAATATTATTACTGTGGGTAATAGTGCATTGTTCTCATTAAACCAAGAAGTCCT